CATGCGCGCACCGGGTGAAGTGCAAGACAAGGTTGCGCACGGCGATGAAATTCCAGTCAGCGAATGGCAGAAGCTTGCCAGCCCGGTATGGGATGACATAAACCCCAATGACACCCTGCAATACGCTAGCGCGCGCGAGCATGACGATGAGCGGCACATCTGCCCGCTCCAACTTGAGGTAATTCGCAGGGGTATCCGGCTTTGGACGAAGCCGGGTGACGTAGTGCTGTCGCCGTTCACCGGCATCGGCAGTGAAGGCTATGTAGCCGTCCAGATGGGCCGAAAGTTCGTCGGCGCTGAGTTGAAGGCCAGCTACTACCGGCAGGCGGTTGCGAACCTGCAAAACGCCATCAAGCAAGGCGATTTGCTGGAGGCCGCATGACCACCTGGCCCGGCACATCCATCCCCAAGTCAACACGCAACGCATAGGGATAACAAAGGATGGCTTGGCTCAAGTTCGATACCGCGACTCCGGAGAAGCCGGAGATCATGGCCATCACGCTGGCGCTCGGCTTTGACGATCCTGACCTCACGGTTGGGAAGCTGCTCAAAGTCTGGCGCTGGTTCGACCAGCACTCTGTTGACGGTAACGCTCGCGGCGTTACCGCAGCGTTACTTGACCGTGTGATTGGCGTTAGCGGAATGTGCGCCGCCATGTCGAATGTCGGCTGGCTAGACATTGAGGAAGGCGGGTTGTCGCTTCCGAACTTTGAACGTCACAACGGCAAAACGGCCAAGGATCGCGCCCTAACCGCGCAGCGTGTGGCCAAGAGCAGGGCTAAGACAGAAGCGGTCGATTCCACTAACGCCACGGGTAACGACCAAGGTAACGCTGCCATCGTTACCGGAGCGTTACCTAGAGAAGAGAAGAGAAGAGAAGACTCTTCTTCACTACGTTCAGAAGAGCAGCGCGCTTCGCGCTTGCCGACTGACTGGGCTTTGCCGGAACCATGGCGCGAATGGGCTGAACACGAACGACCTGAACTCGACCTGACCCGCACGGCCGCGGCTTTTGCCGACTACTGGCACGGCAAGGCTGGCAAGGACGGGCGCAAGGTCGATTGGGCGGCCACGTGGCGCAACTGGGTTCGCAACGAACGGTCGATTCCGCCGTCTCGCGCTTCGCCGCAGCCCAAGCACGCCGCCGCAGCCCGCGCCATTTTCGGCGCACCGCAACCGGAGATCATCGATGTCTGACAACGTTTTTTCTCTCGCCAGCGCGGCAATTCGAGCCGCCCATTCCGAGCCGCCAATGCCAAACGCGGCCGACGCTGTTTTCCGCGCCATGCACGGCTTCTACGGCCAGCTCTGGCTGTCGAAATTCGCCACTGGCCAGGCTGGCGCGGATGGCGCTGATGCCGGTGTGGTGTCGGCAAAGGCGATTTGGGCGCACGGCCTGCGCGACTTCGACGCAACGACCGTCCGCATGGCGCTGCGCCAGTCCCTGGAGCGACACCCCGAGTTTCCGCCCAGCCTGCCGCAGTTCGTCGGCCTGTGCCGGGCAAACCAGCCGCGCGAAGCCTACCGGCCCGCCTTGCCCATGTCGGGCGCTCTGGTGGCCGAACGCAGCAAAGCCGAGCGCGAGAAGCTGCGTGAGTTGCGCCAGCGGCTGCGTGGCGACGTGCGCGAGCCGGAGACGGGGCTTCCGGCGCTGTTCGCAGCGATTGCTGATGCAGTTGGGTGCGCTGGCGGCGATGAGGTTGCCGAGCTGCGGCGGTTGGAGGGCTTGTTCGCATGACTTTGCGCAACCACTGCACACCCGAGCAACTGCGGGCGCACGCCATTCTCGACCGCGTGCGAGCTGGGCTGCTGGTGTCAAACATGCAAATCCGCTGGGCGCTGCTGAAGCTGGGGGACGACGATATGACCGATAACGAACTGCCGCCAAGCTATCCGGCTTGCTTTGAAGGCCCGCAGCAATTCGACGGCTGGCGCGATTCCGCGCGTCGAGTTAGCGAAGAGTCGAACCCGTGCGATGACTGCACTGCCGAATATGCCGCGCGAATGCGTGACGAGGGCCGTTGTGATCGTGAGTACGTCCAAGAGCGATTTGTCATCAACAAGCGGAAAAAGCGAATTGGAGTGGTGGCGTGAAGAAGCTGTCTGATTTGACGCAAGCCGAGCGGCTTGAACAACTGCGCCAGCGCTGCCACATCAACGATGACGGCTGTTGGATTTGGAAGGGCGACCGTTACACCAGCGGCCAGCCGCGCGCGATTGTTGAGGGACGTCGGCGCGGATCGGCAAAGAGCTTGGCAAGGACGCTTGTCGGCAAACCTGCGCCAAAGAAGTACGGGACGTGTCGCTGCGATCTGGCGCCCAACGACTGCATCAACCCCGATCACCTGCGCAACTACACGCGCGGTCAGGTACTTGAGGTGTCGAATCGCGACAACAAGGCCATGCACGTAGAGCGGGCAGCGAAAACAAAGCGCGCCCGCCGCGCGCTGTCGGATCGCATGACGATGCAGCTTGCACGCGAGATCCGAAGCAGCAGCGAGAGCGGCGCCGCCATTGCACGGCGACTGAACCTTGGCGCCGATTACGTCCGGCAAATCCGGCGCGGGACGATGTGGCGTGAGGTTGTCAGCCCATGGGCCGGGCTGGGAGCGCGGTGACCCATGACGCACACGTCTACGCCTGGCAGCAGCGCGAGCTGCGCCGCAGCCTCATCCGCCAGTTGCTGCGCTGGCACCGTGAGCGCGGCGCTGAGTGGCTGCGCGGGTACGTGGAGCGCTGGCCGTCATGGGCTGGCCTGCGGGTTGACTTCTGGGCGCAGCAGCGGCTTGGAAATGGCGGGGAGGTGGGGCAATGGCTGAGCTGAAGCAGCGCAAGTGCAAAGCCTGCCATCACCCATTCACCCCGGCCCGGTCAACGCAGACCGCGTGCGGGATCGACTGCGCCATGCAGCTCGCACACGACAAAACGGTGAAGCTGGCCGAGTGCGACCGGCTCGATACCGTGCGCAAGGATCGGGTGCGCAAGGAGCGGCTGAAAACCCGACGTGACTGGGCCGAAGAGGCTCAGTCTGCAGTGAATGCATGGGTACGCGAGCGGGACGCGGAAAGGCCGTGCATTTCGTGCGGGAGATTCCACACTGGGCAATGGCACGCCGGGCACTACCTGAGCAAGGGAGCACGTCCTGAACTTCGATACGAGCCGCTGAACATCTGGAAGCAGTGCGCGCCGTGCAACGTGCATCTATCTGGCAACGCAGTCCTGTATCGTCAGGCACTAGTGCGCGAGATTGGGATTGAGAAAGTCGAGTGGCTTGAAGGGCCGCACCAAGTGCGTAAGTACACGGCGGACGATTTGAAGGCCATCCGGGACGAATACCGCGCGAAGCTGCGCGAACTGGTGAAGGAGCGGGCCAATGCCTGACCGCTTCACCGCCCGGCTATGGAACGCGCAGCAGGGCCACCAGGCCATCGAGGCCGCCTGGGGCTATGCAAAACCCCTGCTGCTGGCCGAGCACCGGCTGGTGCTGGAGGTGCGGCCCGAGAACCGCACGCTCGACCAGAACGCCCACTTCCACGCCCTGTGCGGGGACATTGCGCGTTCAGGGATCGAGTGGTTCGGCAAGACCCGAAAAGCCGATGAATGGAAGGTGCTGCTGGTGAGCGGCCACGCCAAGGCCACCAAGCAGGAAGCCGATGTTGTGCCTGGCCTTGAGGGTGAGCTGGTGAACCTGCGCGAAAGCACGGCGCGAATGAGCCGCCAGCGCGCCAGCAGCTTGATTGAATACACGCTGGCGTTTTGTGCAGAGCACGGCGTAGAGCTGCGCGATTCGCGGCATTGGGTTGATCCAGAAACGGGGGAATGCAATTGAACGAATCGCGCACCATCGACGAGCAATACACCAGCGCCGGCAACGCCGATGATTTGACCGTCACGTCAGAACGGCGCACCGATGCGGATGTGCTGATCGCCAGCGGCTGGACACCGGGCCTGCTGGGCGGCGTGCTGATGCGCCTGCACAGTGAATGGGACGGCGCTGCAAAGAAGCGGCACATGGACGAAACCGAAGCCTTCCTGCTGTTCAGCCAGCTCAAGACACTGCGCCGCGCGGTTGATGGTGTGGCTGCATGGTTGGAAGGCAAGGGCAGCAAAGAGCCAAGGACGATTGCCAACGGGGTGCTGATCTACTGGCTTTACGACATTTGCCAGCCATGCTCAGGGCGTGGCCACGAGCTTATCCACGGCACGCCGTCATTAGGACGCGCATGCCGCAAGTGCGGGGGAAGTGGGAAGCGGCCGCCGCCAGGTGGTGAGCTGGGCAAGGCGGCGCTGAACATGATGGATCGGGATATTCAGGTGGCGCGCAGCATGATGCGCTTGCGCTTGCGCAACACGCGGCTATAATGCCCGCACCGATTGCACTGGCAGCAAAGAAGCGTCAGTCGCGCGGGGAATCTCGGCAGGTTCGCTAGCCACGCAGCACGTAGCGGTGGCAGCCTAAAGCGATAGACGAACTCGCCCTGAAAAATCTCAAGCCCCTGCGGGAAACTGCCGGGGTTTTTGTTTTGCCCAGCTCTACGCCAGCACCTGCACTCCGGCCGCCAGGCCACGCAACAGGCGCACCTGGGCCACGTTTCAGCCGGCAGTCACGGGCAAAGCAACGCCGGCAGCAAGCGACGTAGAACAGCGCGAACCTACCTCCTGGGCACGCGGGCGGGCGCTTGCGACTATTGAGGTGAGCATGGCCTACGACAACTCAGACGGAAGGCTAAGGGGCCGCAAGCTTCAGGCCGCACGCCTTCGCATATGGTCGGCCAACCCGCACTGCGCACGCTGCGGCAAGCTGGTGGCGTTCCCTGGTGGGTTCGAGCTGGATCACATCACGGCGCTGCACAAGGATGGCAGCACGAACGATGACGACAACATGCAGGTGCTTTGCCCGCCTTGCCACCAGGTGAA